TTTGATTGAGGTTTATCTACAATTACCCAACAGTTACCATAGATACTAGCATTCATTTGAACTTCCCTCATAACAGTGTTGAAGTTCCTACCATCTAAATCAGCATCTTCTAAAAATGAAACTAATTGTAAATCACCATCTAAGTCTCCATAATCTCTTGTTGGTGGTACTCGCCATAAAAAGCTTGTATATATTTGAACTACATTTTTGCAATGGTTATCTACTGGGGTATGCCTAACCCTAGCATCATATTCTTCTGGTGTTTCTAAAATATATCTGTGTAGGTAATATCCATTTTTATAATCATTACCACCTAAATAACTGCGAATATAAAATTCCCAGTTAGCTATATTTGAGTGCCATAAGTCATGTTTGCTATGTAGAAATTCTTTGTCCATTAACTCCACCTTTTTTGAGGGGTTGCCACAAAATCCCTTCTAAGTGGAAAAGTATATTCAATAAAATAACCTAGAGCATCATTCATATGGTCATACCCACCTTTATCTGGAATGTGTGTTCCCTCTTTATAAATCTGTCTTTCTATTGACTTAATCACATTCTTACATGATTTTACAATAAAGAGATTGTTTTTACCATTAACATTTTTTAATCGTGAATTAACAGAGTTAATCCTATCCCTAACCATAGGTGCTGTATTCCTACATCTTACATCAAATCCTGCATTTTTCAATATACTTATGTCAGTAAATCCACCTGCACTAGTTTTTCTTTGTCTAGCACTAGGGTCTGGGTAAACAAATATATTTTTATTCTTGTATCTATTCTTTATTTCTTCGCACATTTCTTGGGTATTTGATGAATAGATTTGTATTTCATCTATTACAAAAACAATATCTTTTTCTATAACACAGACTACAGCAGACATAGGGTCTACATTAAAATCCAAACCAATATGCAGGAACTGGTAATTTTTATTATACTTATCAATTATGTTTTTATCCCTGCTAAAGTTGTAATAAATCATGCCAGAATAATTAACAAATGTAGCTTCATATTCCTGCTGAAATGTCCTTAAATCTAAATCTTGCTTAGCTTGTTCTATTTCATCTTCTGATACTTGCTCACCTTCTAAAGTTGTATATTGGAAGCTTTTCCAGTCATTATTGCTTTCTGCTTGTTTAAATAATTCATAACTCCAGTTACCAAAACCTTTAGGTGTTCCACAAAATAAGGCATGACCTCTTGTATCTGATAATGTTGGTCTCAATACTTCATACCAAGCTGTTTTGTTTATGTCTTGAAATTCATCAAGTATAAGAAAGTTTAACCCAACTCCTCTTAGGCTACTTTCGTTATCTGACCCCCTTAGTGTAATCTGGCTGTTATTCTTTAATGTTAATGTTAAATCACTATGGTTTATACTCTTTACCCATTTATGATAAATCATTTTTTCTTTTAATACACCCCAACATATAGCTTTAGCTTGTCTATAACTGGGTGCAACATACCATATTTTTTTATTAGGAATACTTGCAAACTTAGCTATTTCATTAATAGCAACAAATGTTTTACCAAACCTTCTACCTGTAATGAGTACCCTAAATCTTGAATCATCTTTAATTACGTTTTTTTGTGGATTAGATAAAGGCATAATTAATTCTTTCTTTTGCAATTTCAAAATATTCTTTATCTTTTTCAATACCAATGAAATTTCTGTTTGTTCTTTTACACGCAACACCAGTAGTTCCACTTCCCATTGTAAAGTCTAAAACTAAATCGTTTTTATTCGTATATGTCCTTATTAAATATTCACTTAACTCAATAGGTTTTTGTGTTGGGTGTAATCCAGATTTATCATTTGTTAAATTATTTATAACTTTGATATGGTTTATTAGTGATTTTGGATAACCAATTTCACTCGCAAAGCTATTTGTTATATATTTTGTACCTACTGTTTCTGTTTTATGATATTTATTATGATTTTTTGTACTATAAGAGACACTTGTCATTTTTTCTGTTGGTTGTGGATAATATGTAGGTTGTTTTTCATAAAATATACTTATTAATTCAATATTTCTTAATGGTTGTTTTTTTGCAAGAAGTGGATTTGAAATTCTTTTTTTATTCCAGTACCAATCATATTTATATAAATCCATATTTGATAATCTTAGATTAGAACTAAAAGGTTCTGTACCAAATAAAGCTATACAAGTATTTTCTTTAGTTATTCTTTTAATATGATGCCACATAACATCAAAGGGTAATACATTATCCCATTTACAATTAGTTGTTCCATAAGGTAAATCAGTTAAAATAAAATCAATAGAATTATCTTCAATTTTTTCAAAAACATTAAAACAATCATCATTATATAATTTAATGATTTCTGAATTATCTATTACATTTCTTTGTGGGTTAGTTAATGGCATTATTTTCGACCTCTATTTAATCGAATAGACCTAATTCTTAAATTCTTTATTTTATTATCTCTAGGATTCCCATTTTTATGGTCAATATCCTTACCTTTGATAGCTTTCAAACCTCTTATTTTTTTCATTATACGTCTAGCTTTGTTTCTACTCGACCTATTTTTAATTTGTTTTGGTTTGGAATGATAAGTTTTATATTCTTTTTTGTAGTTTCTCATTAATCAGCAGACCATACTAAAGGTTCATCTAATTCTGCTGTTTCATGTCTATCTTTTTGACCTAAAATATTCTTACCTAGAAATATTTGCATAGTAACATTACCTGCTTCTGCTGAATCCCATTGCAGTTGTCTTAGCCTAGTTTTTCCAGATGCCCTTCCTTTTGTAATATATTCGGAATAACTCTTTCTAATAAGACTTTCATCACAACCATAAAAATCAGCTATTTCTACGTTACTACAACCATATGATGCTAATTTGTAAACTTCTTCTGTATCGATATTATATTTTTTTGGTCTTGCCATTTCCTAATTTCCCTTTAGTGAGGTAATTAAGATTTATCTAATATTTTTCTAAAAATCCACAATATTTTTACTTTTTACACATTTTCGGCTTGATTTAAGAGCCATACAGTGGGGGTAAACCATGTCTTTGGTATGCTTGTACCCCTATAAATTAAACCTTATCTAGTTGTTGAATAAATTTAGCATTAGCATAATCATAATTTTTATTAGTAGCTGTTACCCCAGATGGCTGTGAAAACAAAGCTTGGTCAAATTCATGTTTTACTGACAGATAAAAATCCATATAAGAATTATGAAATACCCTACCTTCTTTGTCTTTGTCTGAAATATGTTTAGGTACATCTTCAAACCTATCTTCTTCCCTTAATCTTTTTTTAAGATTTCTTTCTTTTAAATCTTTGCATATTTTTTTTATCTCATAATAGCTATCTTTAGCTTTTTTTATTTTCATCTTATTCCTCAAATAATTGATATTGACCTTGCTCATTCTCTATAACTTTCTCTTTTTTGCTATAAATAAGTTTCATAACATCTTTTTCAGTTAGTTCATTTGCCCTAAGTGTTTGATATAGCTTAATATTTACAGTTTTTAGGTCTGACATTAAAGATTCATAGATATTATCCATTCTTTCTTGTTCCTCTAATGTCAAACCATTATCTAAAAAAGCACTAAACACCATATAATTGACTTCTAATGAGTGGGTCTATTTTCTTTTCTATTTCATCTCGCATTTGTTCTAAATCATAAATTGCATCATTTAAACAATCTAATTGGATAACATCTGGCATATCTTTGAATGCAGATTGTGGTCTAGCAACTGCTTCTGCTGACCTTTCTTGATAGTTTATAGAAATAATTTTAATCATACCCAACTCCCCATATCTAAATATTTAACTGCTTCATCTTTGGTAAAATGCCCCTCATTAATGGCTCTTAGAACGTCATATGAGTGCTGTTTAGCAAATTTGTGTACAAATGCACTGCCTTGTTGTTTTTGTACTGCTTCCTTAAATATTTTTAACCTCATATCAAACTGTTCTAATTTTTCCTCGCTTTGTTTCTTAGGTTGTTCATCTAAATACTTTTTAGCTGATAACCAGAAAGCAGGTTGTTTAGCAAATTGTTTATCCTCAATAGAATTATAATAGTTATTATACATTGTAGCTAATTCTTCTGGTTTTACTAGCCATTCTTCATCTAATTTCACATAATTCTTTTCAGCTATACCCTTGCTAACTTTATTACATACCTTATCCCAAAATTTTAAAAAGTGAGGGGAATAACTTATTTTATTTTTATTGGTATTAGGTTTAGGTGTAGGTATAGGTATGGGGCTTTCATCTAGGTTGCTTTTAGGTTCGGTTCTAGGTTTTTTTGGTCTACCACCTAACCTTCCATTTTCCCTTGATGCTTCCATTCTCCTAGTAATATAAAGATATTCTTCTAGTTGTTTTTCATTCTGGTAATGGTCATTAACTAAAACAAAAAACTCTCTAATAACATTATCACAAGCTATTTTTTCATCATCAGAATGGCAACTTGCAATCCTATAATAAGTATTTTTATCACTGGGTATTCCAGAACATCTTTTGTTCCAGTTCCAACATAACAATCTAATGTATATGCCCACTTCCAAATTGGTATTATGACTTGTTCCAGAAATAAAGGAATCTGTAAATAAATACCATGCTTTTAGTTTTTCTCTTGGTTTTGAATTTTCATCTATAATCATATTGAACTCCATTTCTTTGATTAATATAACCCCTCTAGGCAAAAACCTAAAGGGATTTTTTGGTTAATACCCCCAGACTTGTTTTCTAGCTTCAAGTACTGTAGCTTCTTTCCATATCCAATTATCTGGATTAGGAACTAAAGTATCTCTAACATCATCTTCATCATCTACTGTTGCAAGATAATTGCCCATAACCCTTACAATATGCTGACATATTTTAAAAGGTTGTGAATAATCATCTAATGACATAGCAATAAATTCAGCATCTTTGGTTTTTGTAGGGTTTTTAAGATACCATAACCATTGAATTGAGTTTGTTGCCTTCTGATAGATAGATTGTTGCATAGCATGAGATATACTTATTTTTTGAGGTAACATTTTAGAAGTTTTTAAATCAATAAAAAAATCTTCTTTGGTGTTTTTGTCCTCAAAATGAAAATCAGTATAACCTATGAATGGAATACCCTCTATTTCAACTTCAACTTCTTTTTGATATTCTAAAAGTTTCCAACTAAAAGCATATTTTTGAAACTGTTTCAATCCCAATTCAAATAATGGCAATAAGTTTTTTCTCTCATCTTCAATTTTAGGGTCTGTGATGTAAGAACAATTATCATCATAAACTTCATACATTCGTTTAGTAGCTTTTTCAAATGACATACCAAAACTTAAAATAAGATTTAATCCTTGCTCAACAGCTTTACCTCTTTCTGCTGAAGCACTACTAGGAAACTTATAACCAAATATTCGCCTTAATGCCCATCTTTCACGATAAAAAGCAAACTCATTAAGATGACTAAATGACAATGGCAATAGACTCTTACTGCCATCATCAAACTTTTTAAAATGCTCAATCATATCTTGTTCACCCAATCTTGTAGGTGTTCACGATTTTTAAGAACTTGTGCTTTTAAATCAAAACATTCGTCATGAATATTACTAGTCCTGCCAAATCTAATTAAATACTCGTCAATAGCATTTATAAGCTTGGTCATAACCTCAATATCACTGTTATGTTTTGCTATAGCTTGTTCTTTTGTTTCATCAACAAAAACTTCATCATCTTCTACTAATCTATCTGACATTAGTTATTCTCCTTAATAAGTGTATAAGAAGCAAACTTTTTGCCATTTTTACTAGTATGATTTTGAGATAAAATTGTATAACCTTCTTGCCTTAAATCATAAATAACAGCACTCAATCTTGTTATTCTGAATTTTTGGATAGCTTCCCATGAGGTTATTGGTAAACCCTTTTTTAAGTGGGTTAAAACTTGTTCTCTTTGTGATATTGCCATTGTAAACTCCTTTCTATAAGTTTTTGGCTAGTTCTCTTTCATTGACTACCTTAGTTCTTAGGTCATCTCTGAAAGCTTTAAAGGATTCAAACCTAATCTTGGCTCTATTCCTTTCTTTAAGGGTTCTTTCGTATCTATCGAAATAGTCCTTAAACTTTTTATCTGAATAAATATATCCATTTAATTCAGTCATATTCTTATAACCACCATTTTTAGTAAAATACAGTGTTAATTCTGCAATAATCATCTTTTCTTCTTTTTTCATTAATTCTACTGCTGTATCTAAATCAGCAAACTCTAAACCTAATTCTTCTTGCCTATGTGATAGTTTACTAGGTTCAAAATCTATTGTGTAAATATCAGACATCTATTCCATATTCCTTGTATTTTTTATCTAATCTATCAATTTGTT